AAACTTCATACCCTTAGTTGCTTTGTCCTTAAGTGCCTGACGTTTCTTAGGGTCCATATTCTTTTCATAGTCTGCTAGTTTAGCAGCAAACTTTTTGTTATCCATTTTCTTGATAACTGCTCTATCTTTCTTGTCAGGTCCTGTGTATGGTCTATCAATCTCTTCATTTGCGGGTAAGAAACCAACATACTTTTTCTGCTCTTTGTCTCTCATTATCTTAGCAGCGATAGCACCCGCATCTCTACCAGTTGTTTTCTTAGCTGGTTTCTGTTTGATTCCTGCTGCTCTCTTCACCATACCCATCACACCTTCCTTAATACCTTTGGTTTTCACACCACGTTTCTCTTTGTGTGCTTTATGTCTTGCATCCATTGCCACAAGTCTTTCAGCAGGGTCAGCAGCATTGCCACCTTTGCCTGATGCTCTCATGTTTCTGATAGATGCCTTACCATAGTTAGAGCGACCACGCTCCAGACTCAATCTTTGATTGTCACTATCTTTTTGTCTTTCAGTAATGACTTCTTCATCCACACCTTGTTTAGTAGCGACTCTATTTTTTGCAGCAACAGGTCTAGGTAATCCACCAGTCTCATCTGACTTCTTCTTATGTAAAGCCCCATGGTCTGCAACCATCTTCTTTCTATCGTCGCAATTAACATCTTCGACGTTGAGTGTTTTTGGATAATCTTTTTCACCTTTACGGGCTGGTCTTTCACCACGTTTTCTCTTGGCATGTATATTGTCCCAGAGACCTTTCTTCTTCTCTTCAAGGTTTTCCTCTCCCATAATTGCACCTTTTCCATACTCTTTTCTTATTCTATCTTTCACAATATCAAGCGCAGATTTACCCCCTTTTTTCTCAGGAGAACGCTTGTAACTCTTAGGCATAGTGGTTGCATCCTTCTTGCCTTTAGTTGGTGGAATCATCCCTCGATCTCTGAGATGGTCGTAACCTTCTTCATTCATTTTCTTTTTCTCAGGTAAACCTTTATGTTTAGTGGATGCAAAGTCTTTTGCATCAGATTTTTTTATGCTGGAAGCAACTCTGGCAACCTCAGGTGAGGCAGCTTTCGCTTGACCCTCCTTTTGAGCTTGTCGAACCATCCCGAAGAATCTTTGTTGTTTTCTCGAGACTGCGGGCATTCCTGATTATCCTCCGACAATCTGGACTTGCTCAACGACAACGTTGGCAGAACCTGCAGTAAGTTTGACTGCTTTTTGTATGACTGGGACTGTACCTGCTTCAAGTTTTGCTGAGGCAAGTGAATAATTTCCGCTAGCTCCTGATGCGTCATAATCTGTAGTGATTGTTGTATCTGTGATAGCAGTAATCTTCTTACCACCACTCGCTGCTGTTATAAAATCAGATGTGAATGCAGTATCACCGTCTGCAGCAGTCGAGATGTAATCTCCGACTACGAATCTATGAGCAGGAGTACCACCACCTAATACAGTAACAACCATAGTGGCAGCATTAGTCGCTGTTTTAATTTGAGCATTTTTCGATTTACCTACAGACAAAAGAATTGCTTCTCCTGCAGCAAGAGTTATAGCAGGTCCTGCATCAATCTGAATAGTTGAAGCACTTGCTGCATATGCACGAATCACGCCAGATTTTACAGTGATATAACCTGAGCCAGACCCTGTAATTGTTTGTGTGTCAATGACGTTTAATACTGACATTGTATTTGGATTCTCCTTACTAGACTATTTATCGCGTTGTTGTTTTAAGAATTTAGCAAGGTCAGCAGTGCTACCAACAAACATTGTATTGTTTGTAGTATTGACTTGCTTGTCTTTCTTAGGGTTTTCAATCTCGTTGACCTTCTTTTGTAGGTCTACAAGTTTGTCAGCAACGTCTCCGACATGTTTAATTAACTGTCCTGCAACCTCAAACGCACGAGGTTGGTCTGACTCTTGTGCCAACTCAAGTATACCGTCTACCGCTTCTTGACCCTTTTCAACCAATGAGTATAGATGACCACGAGTATACTCATAGTCTTTCTTTAATTGCTCTTTTGTAGATGTAGTATCAACTGATGTTACTACTTCTGGTTTTTCTACAGGGACGATATCTGACTTAACATCGAGGGCATCCTCGATACCATCAAACTTACTCGTCTTGTCCTGTGGTTGGGTTTCTCGACTTGGCATCTGTAAACTCACTGAATATTTCGTTAAAACCAAAGTTGTCATCAGGGTCAGCAGTTAATGGGTCTGGTGTAACCTGATATCTAACCTCCCTTGTAGGCATGGTTCTATCTTTTGTATTATAATCAACAATAGCCTTCTTGATAATCTCTGAGTCTGCGTCTTGCACAGGACCGTATAGAAATGTCTTAGCTATAAATGACAAATTATAAACTAGAGTACGACGTGTGTCGTAATCTCCTTCATAAACATCTTCATAATCAATAGCAGTTAGAGTGACTGGATAGTCTCTCTTCTCACCTAAATCTGGAATCAGATTCATTGTGATGTTAAATGATGGTTGAAAGAATGGAAGAATCTGCTCTAGTATTTGTAGAGAATCATCTTGATTCTTTGCCATGATAGACAATTCAAAATTAATGTTATATGGTATTGGCATATAACTTTTTACATTGTCTCCCGCAGCTTTAGTATTACGAATGTATTGTGTAGGTGAAAGTTTTCTTGTTGCATCATAACTAATACCTTGTATCTCGAAAGATAATCTAGGTAAAGTAATCTGCACTTGGTCTTTAGTAGTTAAATCTCCTACTGCAGCTAAGCGAGTAAGAAACTTTTGTCTAGGACCATAAGCAAGAGGCACTTTCATCACCTCTGTTTTGCTACCTTTAGTGCGTCGGATTTCAATATTATTAAAAAGTGTACCGAAACCGATAACAGTCTTTTTAATTATTTCATGATAAGAATATGTCCCTAACATTATAAGGTACCTCCAGAGTTTCCAAAGTCACCGAAAGGATTACTCTCAGTGAAATCTATAATAGCATCTGCCTGAGTTTCAAGTGTGAAGTTTTGGTCTGTTTCGCTATTCATATTATTTAGTGTATTATATGTAGCAGAAGTCCATGCTGCACCAGATGTATTGCCTGTTATAGTCTCAGGAATACTAAAAATACCTGACCTATTATATACAACTAACTGACGTGTAGCGGAATTCCATGTCTTAACTTCAGCAGTTACATTTGAGTTACCACCTGTTACAATCTCTCCTGCAACAAAGTCTCCTGTGCCACCATCTGCAACGTTGACACTGACTGCATTAGCAAAGTTAACTTCAACTGCATCAATCTCTGCAACACCAGTGTTGAAGTCTTCGTCGCTGTATTCAAACAACTCACAACGTAAACCCCATACATGCACTTTACCTAACTGGTAGAATGGGACTTCGTGCTCTACGAATTGTATTTCAAATGTTTTATTTGCCATAGGCAAATGAATAAGGTCACCCTCATTAGGACGACCTTCTACAATTAATTGTGCATTATCATCTACTGCTGCTGTAAATCTTTCTCTTGAAATTATAAACGTAACTTGGTCTGATATTCTTACACCAAACTTACTAAACATATCTCCATCGCCACGAAATCCTGTAGCATCTTCAATGTATGCTTCTATTAAATATGCACCATTAAATGCTGATAGACTATCCTCTTCAAACACTGAGTCTCTATCAACTAAAGTGCGAGGTATATAATAGACATCCTTACCAAACATCTTGATTTGCTCGGTAACTAAACTACCGACTAAATCCTGCTCGCCTGTTGTGCCCTGTGTGAAAAAAGAATTAGTAGCCATTATCCTATCATATCTAGTGGTGGTGTTTCCCAAACCATTCTAAGCTCTTCATCAAGTCGTTTTAATTCATCAACTGCGTCGTTGTAAATCATTTCACCATTCAATGTGACGCCCCCTGGCATTTGCACACCAGTAAACTTAGTTAAGTTTTGACCCCACTGCTTTTTAATCTTAGCAGTAGCATAGTCCTTAACCCACATCTGATTATATATTTCAGTCCACGTTGTAGGGTCGAGTGCCCTCCATGCTTTAATCACAATAAATGTATCTAACAATGCGTCAGTTGACCAATCAAAATCTAGATATAATCTATCTTGTACCTGAGAATATCTAACTGGTTTCTGTCCCTCCAATAGAAAATCGATAGTTTCTAAATGTTGTTTAATCATATAGTAATGATAAAACTGTGTAGATGTAAAATCATACAAGTCATTCAATCTCATCTGATATCTAATATCAAATATATTAGATGTCCCTTTATCTGTAAATGAGAATATACCTTCGATAGCAAGGATATGCTCTGGCACTTCAATATATTTGTTTGACTCTAGCCATATATCATTTCCTGCGTCAGATGTAGAGCTATAGTTTGTCTCAGCACGGTCAAGCACATCTTGTGTAATCTTATGTTTTAGATAGCATCTTTCAGCACCATCATAATGATACTGTTGAAACTTTTGTAAAGTATAATCAATAGCGTCATCTACTTGGTCATCAGAAACATTGACTTCTAAGACAGGTTTACCTAATCTACGAAGAGCGTATTCTTTTAATTCTGCTTTAGAGGTAGGAGTTGCCATTACTGTTTCTGTAGTTTTTCTAAGACTGATACTTCTTGCATTGGTGCAACATCATTCAGTCCGTTAGCATCAAACCAAGGTGCGTCTTCCCAAGAGAATCCTTCACCAAAAGTATTATCAGGAGCCATAACATACCAATGACACTTAGCGTCAGGTATATCAACAGC